GTGCAACGTATATTCTCATTCGCGATGCTCGCCGTGGTGCTCGGCGGCGGCTGGGCCTACCTGAAGGGGATGTCGCCGGCCGACGTCGCCCAGGTCGTCAAGCAGGCCGGCCAGCAGGTAGCCGCTGGGCAGCCGATCGGCGGACCCGGGGGGATGCAGTTCCCCGGCGCCGGCCAAGCCCCCGCGGCCCCGTACGGCGCCAGCGGCGGCCAGGGCCCCGCCACCCCGGCCTACCAGCCCCCGCCGCAGTGGGGCCAGCCGACGATCCGCATCGCCAGCTACAACATCCAGGTCTTCGGCGACTCCAAGGGCTCGAAGCCCCACGTGATGCGGGCCCTGGGCGAGGTGATCCGCCAGTTCGACGTGGTCGCGATCCAAGAGGTCCGCACCAAAGACGAACACTTCGTCACCAATTTCTTGCGAGACTACGTCAACCCGGCCACCCCCAACGGCCCCGCCCGCCAGTATTGGCAGTTCGTCGGCCCGCGCCTGGGGCGTTCCAACTCCAAAGAACAGTACGCGTTCATCTACGACACCGCCACGATGGAGCTTTCGCCCAGCGTGGCCTACACGGTGAACGACCCCGACGACCTGCTGCACCGCGAGCCGCTGGTGGCGATGTTCCGCACCCGCAAGGCGCCCCCGGAGCAGGCCTTCACGTTCATCCTGTGCAACGTGCACACCGACCCGGACGAGACCAAGACGGAGCTCGACGCGCTGGCCCAGGTATGGCAGTCGGTCAGCCGCAGCAGCTCGCCAGAGGACGACATCATCCTGCTGGGCGACTTTAACCTCGCCGTCCCCAGCAGCCCGCCCGAAGCGCAGCCCCGCACCGGCCGGCCCCTGGCCGCCGCCGACCTGCGCGGGCTGGCAGACGTGCCGGGCATGTACCCGCTGATCCGCGACCGCTCGACCAGCACCGTCGGCACCAGGCTGCACGACGAGCTGCTGATCCGCAAGAACACCACCACCGAGTTCACCGGACGCTCCGGGGTGTTCGACGTGATGCAGCAGTTCGGGCTGACGCAGGTGCAGGCCGAAGAGATGAGCGACCACCTCCCGGTGTGGGGCGAGTTCAGCGTCTACGAGTCGGGCACCCCGGGACGGGTGGCCCAGCAGTACGCGCCCGCGTCGCGCTAAGCGTGCTGCGCACGTGGCGGTCAGCTTTCAGCTTTCAGCGGTCAGCTTTGACGCGCTCGCGCGAACCCCGAGACGCACACACTGCACGTAGGTAGGTGACTAGCCGCGTCAGCGCGTCAAAGCTGACCGCTGATCGCTGAAAGCCACGTGCGTAGCACGCTTTAGCCGTAGTACTGCACCTCCACCACGCGCTCCTGCGAAGCTTCCACCTTGCGCAGGAACGAATCGAAGCGCAGGTGCGTGTCGTAGTACTCGACCACCGCCGCGTGCATAGCGGCGCGCCGCGCCGCATCCATCGCGATCGCACGCTCCACCGCCCCGAGGAAGCCGCGGGCGCCGCGGAACACCAGCGCGTTGACGCCGTCGGTTAGCGGAGGGCGGAAGTAGTCGCCGTACTCGATGATCGGGACCGTGCCGACTTGCATCGCCTCGACCACGTTGTGCGCCAGCGGCATGCCGGTCCCCGGCGAGGCGATATAGAAGTCCGCCCGGCCCAGCAGCCCCAGCCACTGGGCCGCGTCGATCACCCCCGTCGTGCGGAACGCCCCCCGGTCGTACGGCGGCAGCCACACGGCCTGGGGTTCGGCCGGGGCCGCTACGTCCGCCAGCCGCGCGTAGTGTTGGAGTGGCAGCTCTGAGTCGAGCAGCAGCTCGATCATCTCGAGCCGCGACACCACGCCGTGCAGCCGGGTGATCTTCCGCGAGTGGTACTCCGGCGCCGTCCGCCCGGCAAACAGCACACGCGCGGTGCGCGGCGTCTGCCGCAGCGCCGCAAGCTCTTCGTGCGTCGCGGGCTCCTGCAACGCCGGGTAGGGCATCCACACCGAAGCGGGCGCCAGGTTCGCCGGCCGACACCCCGCGATGGGCAGCACCCGCACGATCTTGGCGTCGACCCCCTCGTAGCGCCGCGGGTCGCGCCGGTCGGTCCACACCACCACTCCCCCCGCGCCGTCCCCGACCCCGGCGCTTTGCACCCCGCTCCCCGCATCGCAAAGCTCGTACGGGAACTCCTCAAAGTACCGCCGCTTGAACACCTTCCGCTTCGACTCCGCCAAGAAGCGGTAGTTGTTCACGATCACGACCCGGTAGCCACAGCGCCGCAGGTTCCGCAGCAACAGATAAAAGTACCGCCCGCCGTCGGCGTCGAAGTCGCGGGTGTGCAGGTCTACCAGCGCGGTCTTCTCTCCCGGCAGCGGCGCGGGGGAGGCGCCCCGCACGAGGCGCCGCACGTAGCGGTAGTGCGAGGGCATCACGTACGACCGGCCCCGCCGCAGCCAGTCGTTCAGCGGGTCGGTAAGAAACTTAAGCCGCGCGTAGTGCGATGCGCGGAACCAAGCGAGCGAACGCCGGGTGCGTGGGTTGAGACGCGGTTGGTTCATGGCAGAAGTTGTAGACGCAAAGCGGTTGGCTGTCAGCGTTCAGCTCTTAGCTGTCAGCTGTCAGCTTTCAGCTTTCAGCTCTCAGCGACGCGCAGGCACCCATAGCTGCCGACCTAAGGTCGGCGCTGGAGTGGTAGGGATAGGCTCCTCGGAGCGCGCCGACCCTAGGTCGGCAGCTATCGGACGCGATCGGAGCCTCGAGCACCGCGTCAGAAGCTGACCGCTGACCGCTGACCGCTGAAAGCCAAAAGCCGCAGGCTTTCTTGTAGAAAGTAGCCACCCACCCTGCTAAAAAACACGCATCACAACTCACGGCATCCGCCGGGGCCTTCGGGCGCCCGACAAGAGCCCGACGCCAGGCCGCAAGGCCTCAAGCGCCGGGCTTTTTTCGTGCGCGCATCCTAACGACCAATACCTAACACCTAACACCTCTCTCATGCTCTCCGTCCCCCTCCCACACGCCCAGCGCGACATCCTCGACGGCGACCTGCTGCTCTTCCGTCGCCGGGGGCCGATCTCTATCGCGGGCCGGGGCGAACACTCGCACGCCGCCAAGGCGGCGTGGTGGGGCGGAGAGCTGTTCTGCCTGGAAGTACGCGAGTGGCACGGCGGCCGGGCGGTGACGCTCGCCAGCCAGGTGCGGCGCTGCCCCGGGCGGATCGACGTGTTCCGCGCGAACCCCGCAGGCCGCTGGCCCGAGTACGACCGCGCCGCGGCGACCCGCTTCATGCGCCGCCTGGCCGGCTGCGACTACGGCTACGCGGCCGTGCTGTCGGCCGCCATGCGTCACCTGCCAGTGGTGCGTTGCTGGACGACGCCCGACGTCGACGACACGGCCCTCGACCGCCGGCCGCCGTTCTGCAGCCAGGCGTGCGCGATGGCGGACCGCATCGCCGGGGGCGTCGACCCCGTGCCGCACCTAGCGGACCGCGTCACCGAACCGGCCGACCTGGCCCGCAGCCCGTTCTACCAGTACCGCTTCACGCTGACGGGGGACGCCTGATGCGCACCATCCCCTGGATCGTAGCGTTGCTGCTGGCTACCGGCGCCGACGCGCAGTGCGTCGGCGGCGTCTGCCCAACGAGCCCGCCAACAAGCGGCTGGCAGAGCGCGCCCATCGAAAAGCCCCACCCGGCCGTCTGCCGGATCACCGTCCGCGGCGCCGGCGCCGCGAGCCTGGGGAGCGGCACGCTCATCGCAAGCAGCAGCGCCGGCGGGCTGGTGCTCACGTGCAGCCACTTGTTCGACAACGACCGGGGCGCCATCGAGGCGACCTTCCCCAACCTCCCACCACAAACCGCAAAGCTGCTTGCGATCGACCGCGCCGAAGACCTAGCGGTCCTAACCATCGCAAATCCAAGCACCTGGCCCATCGAACTAGCCGACGGGCTACGCCCCGTCGGCGCCCTCACCGCCGCCGGCTACGGCAGCAACGGCGCCTACCGCTCGATCACCGGCCCCATCCTAGGCACGGCCACCCCCCAAGGCGCCCGCTACCCCAGCCTACAAATCCGCGGCGCCGTCCGCCCCGGCGACAGCGGCGGCCCGGTGCTGGACCCGCAAGGCAAGCTGGTCGCGGTGGTGTGGGGCGCACGCGAAGGCTCCACCTACGCCGCCTACGGAGCGCCGCTGAAGCGCATCGTGGAATACGCGCTCGACAAGACCCGTGCGGGCCGGGGTCTCCCCACCCCCGGCGCGGCAGAGCAAACGCCTGCTTCGTCAATCAAGGCGCCCGCTTCACCGGCTGCTGTGGTCGACAGCAATGAGTCGCGTCTTGAACGTGTACCTGACGCGCCGGGGCCGGGGACGGCCCGGCTCGCGAACGACGTGGCAATCAACGCGCGGTTGGAGTCGATCGAGTCGCAACTTGACGAACCGCGTGGCTGCGACTGCCCCGCGGGCGCCCCGCTGTGGATCGCGGCCGCGGGAGTGAGCGGGCCGGTCGGCTTGGCGCTAAGCGCCGCCTGGCTGCTGCTGGGCCGCCGCCGGGGCGCCCAGCAAACCCAATCGGCCCCGCGTCCGATCGCCATCGACAGCCCTCCCCCACCGCAACGCACCACGCACGAGACGCACTACGTGCCCATCGAACGCGACGCCTTCGCCCGCGCCCACCAATGGGCCAGCGAACAAGTCGCCAGAAAGTTCCCCGGCGCGGTCGACGTGCTAACGACGCTCGACTCGCTCATCAAGCAGCAGATGAATGGGGGGGAGAAGTGATGAGTGATGAGTGAAGGACGTAGGGTGCACGAAGTGCACCAAGCAGCAGAAGGCAGCGCGCTTCGCGGGGCATGGTGCACTACGTGCACCCTACATGCACCGCTTGCGCATCCCCCAGCCCCCAGCCCCGTTCGCGCAGCGAACACACCCCTCCGCCGCAGGCGGAACACCCCCGGAGCGAAGCGACGATGCCCATCACCAACACAGACGCCGTCCTCTGGTACAACGTCGGCCTGTTCGGCGAGGCGGGTTACGCCGTGCCGAACTGGTCGAACGATGTGGGGAGCCTCAACCCGCAGATCCTCGACTGGGTCGAGCTGGTCGGGCGCAACCTGTTCCACGTGATGCACCACGAGGACGCCGACCTGCGGATCCCCCCGTCCATCAACACCTGCAAGCGCGTCCACAAGCTGTACCTGCGGGCCGCCAGCATCTTGGTCGGCCGCGCCGTGCCGCCGGGGGTCGACAACATGGAGGTGCTGCACGCCCGCCCCGCGGGCGAGGTGTTCCGCGTCTACCCGGTCCCCTACTTCAAGGTCCGCAACCCCTTCTTGCGGCGCTGGGCCGGCCTGGTGTTGGTCTCGCTGAGCGAGGCGATGCAGCACACCGAGAACCGCAAGGAGATGGAGATCAGCACCGCCTTTGCGGGCGGGGTGGGGCAGTACCTCAAGCGCGTCTACCTCAACATGGCCGTCGAGCTGTTCGGCAAGACCCGCGACGAGGCCTCGGCCGATGGGTTCCTGCTCTCCGACGCCGACCTGGCCGCCTACAACCCGGCGGCGTTCTTCACCGCCACCGAGATGGTCGACACCGTGCCGAGGCTCGACCGCGTGTTCACTGAAGACCGCCTGGAGCAGTTGGCCGAAGGGATCCCCGTCACCCAGATGCCGGCCGACATCCGCCCCTGGCCCACGAACCTAAGCAACTTCTACGCCGCGAGCCGCAGCGACGGCGTGATCCAAGGCGCCGGCGCCAGCGGCGCCGCCGCGGGCGGCGCGCCCATCATCCCACCCCCACCGGGGGCGTAGTTGTAGGGTGCACGAAGTGCACCAAGCCCCGCGATCGGAAGTGCCATTCCGCTGCATGGTGCACTGCGTGCACCCTACAAAGCAGGCCGGGGCGGGAGCGGGTGCACGGTCGCAGTAGGAAACCATCGCTACAGCACGAGCGTCGTGCCCGAGTTGTCACCGAGACAAGATTCCTCCCCGCCACGAACCCCCTCCCCCTGCCGGGGAGGGGAGGACCATTGCTCACCGCTTGCGCGTCCCCCAGCCCCCGCGGCAAAGCCGCGCCACCCCCAGCCCCCAGCCCCAGCCCCGTCTCGAAGCGACATGCACATCCGCGATCGAGTGACCGAGCTGCGCCGCGTCCGCGCGGGCGACCTGCGTCCCCACCCCCACAACTGGCGCACGCATGGGCCGGCGCAGGCCGAGGCGCTGCGCGCGGTGCTGGCGGAGGTGGGGTACGCGGGCGCGCTGCTGGCGCGCGAGGTAGAAGGTGGCGGGCTGGAACTAATCGACGGGCACCTGCGTGCCGAGACCACCCCCGACGCGATCGTGCCGGTGCTGGTGGTCGACCTCAACGACGACGAGGCCGAGAAGGTGCTGCTGACGCACGACCCGCTGGGAGCGATGGCGGGCGCCGATCGGGTGACGCTTGGTGAGTTGGTTGCTCGCTGCGAGACCCAGAGCGACGCGCTGCGCGCGTTGTTAGAAGGCTTAACGACCCAGGCGGTCCCCGACTTTGTCCCTCCCCAAGAAGTCGCCATCCCCGAGTCGTACCAGGTCGTCATCGAGTGCGCCGACGAACCGCAGCAGCAACAAGTCTACGAGCGGATGCGCAGCGAGGGTTTCAAGTGCCGCGTCGCATCACTGTGACGCGCCGACCATAGGTCGGCAAATACTGTTCGCACTCATCATTCATCATTCATCATTCATCATTCATCATTCATCATTCATCATTCATCATTCATCATTCATCATTCATCATTCATCATTCATCATTCATCACTCATCACTCCAGAATGCCCCTCCACTCCATCACACTCTCCTGCCCCGTTCACGACTCGTTCCGCGTCCAGCAGGTCGCCGGGATGTTCGACGTGCCGATCGCAGAGAAGCAGAGCGAGCGGTTCGACGTCGAGCTCCCCGACCGCGACGGCCCGTGGCGGGTCGGGCTGATCGTTGGCCCGTCGGGGAGCGGCAAGTCGTCGGTCGCTCGGCAGGCGCTGGGGGACGTGCTCTACCGGCCGGCGCCCTGGCCGGCCGGCCGCGCGGTGATCGACGGCTTCGGCGACACGCCGATCCGCGACATCACCGCGATGCTCACGGCCGTAGGTTTTGGTTCGCCCCCGTCGTGGGTCAAACCGTTCAGCGTGCTGTCGCAGGGAGAACAGATGCGCTGCGAGCTGGCCCGTGCGCTGCTGGAGAAGGGGCGAGAGGTGAGAGACGAGGGACGAGCTGCGCGTCCCCCTGTCCTCGCTCCTCACCCCTCGTCCCTCGCCGCTCTGGTGGTCTTCGACGAGTTCACCAGCACCGTCGACCGCACCGTCGCCCAGGTCTGCTCGGCCGCCGTCGCCAAGGCGATCCGCTCGGGGCGGGTCGCCAAACGCCTGGTCGCGGTCACGTGCCACTACGACGTAGCGGCTTGGCTGGAGCCCGACTGGACCCTGGACATGGGCCAGACCCCGTCCACCAGTGGCGAGCGCCGGCTCGACTGGGGGCGTCTTCGGCGACCCAGCATCGAGCTCACCATCCGCCGCTGCGGCCGAGGCGTTTGGCCCCGTTTTGCGCGTCATCACTATCTAAGCGGCAAGCTCAACCCCGTGGCCACGTGCTTCGTCGCGACCTGGGACGGCCGGCCCGTGGCGTTCTGCGCCACGCTGCCGGTGATTGGCTTCAAACGCCGCCGGCGGTTCACGCGGATCGTCACACTCCCCGACTACCAGGGCCTCGGGATCGGCACGCGGATGATCGCCGCGGTCGCCCGGCATCACGCGGGCGCCGGCGACCGCGTGAGCGTCACCACCAGCCACCCAGGGCTAATCGCCCACTGCAAGCGCTCGCCCGACTGGATCGCTACGGCGGTCAAGAAACCCGCCAGCCAGCGGCGGAGCAGGACATTTAGCAACTACAAGAACGCCGGCGTGCGCGCGGTGGTGAGCTTCGAGCACCGTCCTCCCCTCCCCTTCCAGGGGGAGGGGCCGGGGGAGGGGGCTGTGGCGGTGTAAGCGATAGCCCTTTGATTCCCCGCCAACAACAAGAGCGGGGGTGTTGCGGGCGCTTACTCCGGGGCAGCCCCCTCCCCTAACCCCTCCCCCTGAAGGGGGAGGGGGACCGGGCGCCGCTGGCGCGGCGGTCCGCCAAACTAAACTCCCAGCCTCATCCTCCGTCGCGCAGCGGCATGCTCACGGACGAACAAAAACAACAGCTCCTGGCTATCGCTTCGCTTGGCTGCGACCGGCTGACTTCGTCCCGGTACGTGGGTGCGTCGGTCGAGGCGTTGCGCGGCGCGATCGACGCCGACCCGCGGTTCGCGGTCGACCTGGTGCGGGCCGAGGCCCAGGCAGAGCTGGCGCACATGAAGAACGTGCACCACGCGTCGCAAGACGAGAAGAACTGGCGTGTGAGCGTGTGGTGGCTCGAACGCTGCCGGCCGGAGCGCTACGCGCCGCAACGCGCCGGCGCCGTGACGGAGCAAGACGTCGACCAACTGATGGGACTGATCCGCGAAGCGATCGAAGAAGAAGTAGCCGATCCCGCCGAGCGGGACCGCGTGTACGACCGGCTCGAGCTGGCCGCCCGCAAGATCGATCGAGCGATCGAGGCCGCCGGCGGCGCCCAGTCGCCCCCTCCCCCCCTGCCCCACGGCGCCCCGTGACGCGTTCTCCCAACCCCATCCGCCTGTCGCGGCTGCTGACCCGCCTCGCGCGGCCGGCGCCGCGCGCCCCGGCCGCGCCGCCGGACGACCCCGCCGAGCCGCTGCTCGATTGGGGCCGGAGGCTGCTCCCCGCGCACTTCGCCAAGCCCCCCTCGGCGATGCACCGCTGGCTGGCCGGAGAGCTCGACCGCTTCACCGGCTTGCGTGGGCAGAAGGTAAACCTGGTCGGCCCGCGCGGCGGCGCCAAGAGCACCATCGGTTCGCTGGCGCTGGTGCTACGCGCGGCGCTCAGCGGCCGCGAGGGGTATATCTGGATCGTCTCGGACACCGCCCGCCAAGCCCGCACCCACCTGGAGAACGTCAAGAGCGAGTTGACGGAGAACCCGCTGCTGCACGCGGCCTACCCCCAGGCCACGGGCCGCGGCCCCGTGTGGCGGGCCGGCAAGATCACGCTCCGCAGCGGCGCCGTGATCGAGGCCTACGGCGCCGGCCAGCGGTTGCGCGGCAAACGCCGCCGCCAACTGCGGCCGACGCTGATCGTGTGCGACGACCTGCAGAACGATTCGCACATCGTCTCGGCGCGGCAGCGTGCGGCGTCGCGCGACTGGTTCCATGGCGCCCTGCTCAAGGCGGGCAGCAGCGGCACGAACCTCGTCAACCTAGCCACGGCTCTGCACCGCGAGGCGATCGCGATGGAGCTGCTAGAAACCCCCGGCTGGCGGAGCCGGCTGTTCCGCGCCATCGAGCGCTGGCCCGACCGCACCGACCTGTGGGGCGAGTGGGAGAAGCTCTACCGCCGGCCCGCCGCAGCGGCCGACGCCGAGGCGTTCTACCAGCAGAACCGCGACGCCATGCACGCCGGCGCCCGCGTGCTTTGGCCCGAGGAAGAAGACCTGCCCGCGCTGATGAAGCAGCGGGCCGAGAGCGGCCGCACGGCGTTCGAGCGCGAGAAGCAGAGCTCGCCCGTAGACCCCACGCGGTGCGAGTGGCCCGAGGCGTACTTCGCCGGCGGGCTGTGGTTCGACGACTGGCCGCACGACCTGCGGCTGTGCACGCTGGCGCTCGACCCCAGCAAGGGCGCCGGCGCGCAGCAGGGAGACTACTCCGCGTACGTGCTGCTGGGGATCGACGCCCAGGGGGTGCTGCACGTGGACGCCGACCTCGCCCGCCGCCCCACGCCGCAGATGGTGGCCGACGGCGTGGCGCTGGTCGAGCGGTTCGCCCCCGACGTGTTCGGCGTTGAGGCCAACCAGTACCAGTCGCTGCTGTGTGGCGAGTTCGCCCAGGCCTTGAGCGCCGCGGGCCTGCTAACCGCCGCGCCGCTGCCGATCGAGAACCACACCAACAAGCTGGTCCGCATCCGCCGGCTCGGCCCCTACCTGGCCCAGGGTCGGCTGCGGTTCAAGCGCCACTCGCCCGGCGCGCGGCTGCTGGTGGATCAGCTCAGAGACTTCCCGTTGGGCGCCCACGACGACGGCCCCGACGCGCTAGAGATGGCCGTTCGTCTAGCCGAAGACCTGTGGCGCGGCCGCCACACCGACGACGGTTTAGGAGACAGGCTGCGCGTGTAGGGTGCACGCAGTGCACCAAGCCCCAGAGAAGGGATGTCAATCAATCCACTAGGTTGCGCGAGTCCCCCTCTCCGGCAGGGGGAGGGGGCGGAGCGCGATAGACCACCATCACCTAGTACACCCATTCCGCCGCAAACCCTCTCCCCCGGCCCCTCCCCCTGCCGGGGAGGGGGGAAAGCTTTCACCTCACCCCCAGCCTCAACCATGCACGAATCCCTCGACGACCTCTTCCCCAACTTCATCGACCCACGCGACGCCTACCTGGACGACGACGGCGCCTACTGGCCCCCGCTGGCGGCCGGCGGGCGCAGCGCCGCGCTGGCGGCGCCCGACCTGGCCGGGCTGCGCGACGAATGCCGGCGGCTGGCGGCGACCAACGAGTTCGCCATCAACGGCCACGAGAACCGCATCAGCTACGTCGTGGGCGCCGGCCACAGCTACCACGTGACGCCGCGGGCCGGCCAGTCGCCCCCCGCGGGGCTGACCGCCGCGGTCGAGCGCCTGATCGAACGCTTCTGCGAGCAGAACCGCTGGCACGCACGCCAGCAAGAAGTAGTCCGCCGGCTCGACCGCGACGGCGAGGCGCTGCTGCGGACCTTCGTCGACCGCCAGGGGGACACGCTGGTGCGGTTCGTCGAGCCCGAAGACGTCGCGGCGCCGAGCGAGCGGCTGCTCGACCCCGACGCCAGCATTGGCGTGCAGACGTCGCCGGGCGACGTGGAGGGGGTGGTGGGCTACTGGATCGGGGGCCGGCTGGTCCCGGCCGGCGAGGTGCAGCACCGCAAGGCGAACGTCGACGCGAACGTCAAACGGGGCGTGCCGCTGTTCGCGCCGGTGCGCAAGAACCTGCGTCGCGCGGAGAAGCTGCTGCGCAACATGAGCGCCCTGGCCGAGGTGCAGTCGGCCATCGCCCTGATCCGCCGCCACCCGCACGCCACGCGGGCCGGGGTCGAGCGGTTCGTCGCGGACAACACCGCCGGCGCCGGCCCGGACGCCATGGGCCGCACGCGGCGCCTGGCGATGTACGGCCCCGGCACGATCCTCGACGCCCCCGCCGGACTGGAGTACGACTTCCCCGCCGCGGCCGTGGACGCCGCCAGCTACGTGGCCATCCTGCAGGCGGAGCTGCGGGCCATCGCCGCGCGGCTGTTGATGCCGGAGTTCATGCTCAGCAGCGACGCCTCGAACGCCAACTACGCCTCGACGATGGTGGCCGAAGGCCCGGCCGTGCGGATGTTCCAACGGCTGCAAGCCGCGATGATCGAGGAGGACCGCGCGTTGTTGTGGCGCGTGGTAGAGAACGCGGTGCAGGCGGGGCGCCTGCCGGCCGCAGCCCGGCGGCTGGTGGATATCCAGATCGTGGCGCCGACGCTCGAGCTGCGCGACCCGCTCAAAGCCGCCCATGCAGACCGCATCGCCTACGACCACGGCGTGCTGTCGCTGCAGACCTGGAGCCAGCGGTTGGGGCTCGACTACGAGCAGGAGCAGAAGAACAGACGGGAAGCGATGAACGATGAGTGATGAATGATGAATGAAGAGTGATGAGTGATGAACGGAGGTCATCAGTTTCCCCTCCCCTCGTGAGGGGAGGGGTTAGGGGAGGGGTCGATCGTGGGCACACGCGCCACGTTGCCGAGGACGGATGAACGACAGTTGTTGGTCAACGAGTCCACCAAGGCGAGCTTTTGCCCGCTGCTTACCCCCTCCCCCAACCCCTCCCCCTTCCGGGGAGGGGAGTCGGCGTGACCGAGCGATGTAACCACCCACTCATCACTCATCACTCATCACTCATCACTCATCACTCATCACTTTCTTCCCCCTGGCTATTTTCCGTTGTAGTAAACATTGGTTCCTTTGCTAAACTCGGCCGCATGATCGCCACCAACACCCTCCCCGCCAAGATCAGCAAGACCGAGCAGGCCCAGGCGGCGTTCGCTCGGCTGCTGGCGGACGCCTCGCGCCGCGGGTTCTACGGGACGACAAGCATCACGCTGAACGTGCAAGACGGCGCCATCCAGCAGGTGCGCGTGAGTGTCGAGAAGACGATCCGGTAGCCGTGTAGGGCGCACGCAGTGCACCAGGCTACCGACACGACGGGTCTACTCCGACCCATGGTGCACTGCGTGCACCCTACTAGCCAAAGCATCGAACCGAGCCCCACGCGGGGCGTCCCCCTTCGAGCCCACACAAGAGACCAACCCGGTCTCTCGGTGGGCTTTTTTCGTTCACCAACACCTCACGCCTAAAACCTAAGACCTTCCCAATGCCCCAACTGATTCAAGAGTTTGTTGATAGCCGCGGCGTGGCGCTGCGCGTGGAGCCCGAGGCCGGGCTGCTGCGTGGCGTTAAGCTGTTGGGCCTGGCGTCCCGCAACGGACGCACTTACCGCGAAACGGCGCTCCGCAAGGCGATCGGCCTGTACGAGGGCGCCAAGGTGAACGTCGACCACCCCGCCGGCGGGCCCTTGCAGCCGCGGGCCTACCGCGACCGGCTGGGGGTCGTGAAGAACGTCGAGCTGCGGCCCGGCGAGGGGCTGTTCGGCACGCTGGTGTACAACCCCAAGCACCCGCTGGCCGAGCAGCTCGCGTGGGACGCGGCGCACGCGCCGCAGAACGTCGGCCTCAGCCACAACGTGCTGGCCCGCACCTCGACCGAGGGCGACCGGGTGGTGGTCGAGGCGATCGAGCGCGTGCAGAGCGTCGACCTGGTGGCCGACCCCGCCACCACCCGCGGGCTGTTCGAGAGCGAGGGCGCCCCGGGCATGGACTGGGACGCGCTGACCACCGAGCACCTGGCGCTGCACCGCCCCGACCTGCTGCAAGAGATGCGGGCCGCGTGGTGGAGCGACGGCGAAGCGACCGCGGCGCCGACCTCGCGCGAGCAGCGCCCGCTGGGCGAGGCGTACGAGCCCGCGCCGGCGAGCGCGCAGGAGTTTGTAGCGGCGATCATCCGCCGTTAGTTGTCCCCCTCCCCTCGTGAGGGGAGGGGCTAGGGGAGGGGTCGCTGGTGGGACCACGGTCGTTCCTCGCAACGACGCCCGATGCACGCTGGTTACTCCCGCGTCGCCACCCAGACAAGCTTCTTCCCCGCTTCCAACCCCCTCCCCCAACCCCTCCCCCTGCCGGGGAGGGGGGATTCGTTCACCCCTCACCACTCACCACTCACCACTCACAAAAAAATGCCCAACACAATGCGATGGCGTTACGGCGACACGAACCCCGTGATGCTGGCGGTTGACGCCGGCACCGTGATCGAGATCGGCGACCTGGTCTACCAAGAGACAGACGACGCCCGGCCCGCCGGCGCGCTGGCCGACCTGGGGAGCGAGGCGCTCAACCAAGAGGGGCTGCACGACAAGTTTGTCGGCGTGGCGATGCAGGCCTCCCCCGCCGGCGAGGCGGGCCAAGTGCGCGTCGCTACCAGCGGCGTGTTCGAGTTCGACTGTGCTTCGGGCACGTTCGAGGTGGGCGCCCTGATCGGCGCCCGCGAGAACACGGCCGGCAACGCGCTGCTCAATCAGACCGTCAAGTCGGCAGCGGCGCTCTCATCGGCGCTGGGCCGCTGCGCCCGGCGTGTGAACCCGTCCGGCACGCGGGTGCTGGTGCAGATCGAGAGCACCGTGATGTCGGGCGGCCCGCAGGCGGCGGCGTAGCCAGTCGTAGGGTGCACACAGTGCACCAGAGGGCGCGATCGATGCTTTCTCCCCATGGCATGGTGCACTACGTGCACCCTACTTTCCTAACAACTAGCACCTACCACCTAAGACCTTTCTCATGCCTACGCTCAACTACCGCGAACTCCGCCGCCGCTACGACCTCGACGGGCCGCAGCGCACCGTGGGGCATCTTTCCGAATCGCTGGAGATCGGCGCGTTGCGGCCGGAAGACTTTAGCCTCCGCGACCTGGCCGAGGCGCTCGTGCCCGACGGCCGCGAGTGGGTCCGCATGCTCGACCCGCGTCAGGCCGGGGGCGTGGCGCTGCTGGAAGACGGCGTCGACGTGACCGCGTTCCAGAACGTCGCCGGGCAGGTGGTGCGTGCGAAGATCTTGGAGGCCTACACGCAGGAGGCGTTTGTCGTCTCGAAGCTGGTGGAGACGATCCCGACCCGTCTGGACGGCGAGCGGATCCCAGGCGCGACGCGTGTGGCCGACACGATCGACGAGGTGGCGCCCGGCATGCCCTACCCCAGCCTGGGGTTCGGCGAGGCGTACATCGACACCCCCAGCACCACCAAGCGCGGGTTCATCGTGCCGGTCACGCGTGAGGCGGTCTTCTTCGACCGCACCAACCTAGTGCTGGCCCGCGCGGCGGAGGTGGGGGAGGTGCTCGGGCTGAACAAGGAGAAGCGGCTGGTCGACCTGGTGATCGGCGTGACCAACAACTACGTCGCCGACGGCGTAGCATACGACACCTACCAGTCGAGCGGCCCCTGGGTGAACGAGCTGTCGGGCAACGCCCTGGTCGATTGGACCCAGGTAGACGCGGCCGAGCAGTTGCTGGCGGACATCCTCGACCCGGCCACCGGCGAGCCGGTGCTGCTGCGGGGGACCACCGTGCTGGTGATGCCCGCGTACCGGCTGGCGGCGCACCGCGTGTTCAGCGCGGCCGAGATCACCTACCAGGGCTCGGGGGCGGCCACCATCACCGCGGCGCCCAACCCGCTGGGGCGCTACCGGGTAGAGGAGAGCCGGCTGGCCTACCGGCGGATCGTCGCTACCGGCGAGCCGGCCGCGGACGCCAAGAAGTGGTGGTTCTTGGGCGACTTCCGCCGGGCGCTGGCCTACATGGAGAACTGGCCCGTCACCGTCACGCAGTCGCCCGTCGGGAGCGAGGCCGACTTCACACACGACATCGTGCTGCGGTTCAAAGCGAGCGAACGGGGCGCCGCGGCGGTGATGAACCCGCGGTACATCGTGCGGTGTACCGGCTGACGCCGGTCGGGGCGAGGGGTTAGGGGCGAGGGGCGAGAACGCGCAAGCGATGTTCCGGCTGCCTGCCCCTATCCTCGTCTCTCGCCCCTCGTCTCTCGTCCCTCGTCTCTCACCCCTCGCCCCTCACCCCTCCAATGCCCGACGACACCCAGATCTCTGCCATCCGTTCTCAAGCCATCGCGCAGCTCGAGCAGCTCACCGCCGAGCCCAAGCCTACCTACTGGCTCGATGGGCAGCGGGTGCACTGGGAGGAGTATGTGGGGATGCTGCAGCGCACCGTCGATTGGTGCGACCGCAAGCTGGCGGAGCTAGACGTGTTCGAGGTCCGTTCGCAGGGGGGCGCGTGATGCCGATCGATTGGGACGCGGCGGGGGATTTTTCGGGGGTGGCCGACGGACTCGAGAGCGCGACGCTAGAGCACCATGTGGATAGCTCGACGACGGGCCTGCCTTCGGCGTGGCGAAGGACGCAGGTGGAAGAAGACGAGCGAGAGGCCGAGTGGCAGTTCGAGCTGCCATCGGGTGCGGCGGCGCCGGTGGTGGACGATGTGGTGATCGACTCGGCCGCGGTGCGCTGGACGCTGGTGCGGGTAGAGCGGTTGCGTGCCGAATCGCGCTGGCGGTGCTTAGGGCGGGTCGTTCCGTGAATCAATGACCAAGGACCAAGCCTTAATGACCAATACGCGCAGGCGTTCGCTTGCGCGTATTGGTCATTGAGGCTTGGTACTTGTGGCTTTCACCATCGGACTCACTCTTTCAAACCCACACGCTCGTACATGATCGCGATCATTTCCGTCAGCAACGGGCCGTCGCGGGTTTCGAGCACCACGCGGGCCTTGCGCAGGGACTCTCGGCGGGCGTTGATGTGCTGGGCGGCGAGCCTGGCGCCCTCGGGGGTCAACGCCCCCCCCACGCCGAACCGGCTCCGCAGCTCGGCGAAGTCGCTGCGCGTCCAGCCGGCGAACAGGTCGGGCTCGGCCGCCACCAGCTCCGGCACGGCCGGGTTGGTGTCTGCGTCGAGGGCGGCCGCGTCCAACGCCTCGGGGCCGGTTGCGCCGGCGGGGGCGGCGATGAGCTCTTCTACGCTCACCCCCAGCCCGTCGGCCACCTTGCGCAGCGTGCCGGGGTGGGGCTTGCTGCGGCCGCTGAGCAGCGTCTGCACCGTACGCCGCGTGACGCCCGCCAGGCGCATGACGTCGTCGTAGGTAAGCCCCTCGCGGGCCAT